TGACCTTTGGAGTATATCACTAAAAAAATAAATGCGATAAAAAAAAGAAGCTCGTTTCGACCATAGGTGAGCTATTCCTACTCTTGGAACGAAGTCGGTATTGGCAGGCAACTTCGTTGGTCTGAGGGTTGTTACTTAAAGATTATCTCACATTGCCCACCCATGCCAAGGCCAGTTAGTTGGTTTTTGTATTTTTTCAACATCACTCTTGCAGCATGCTGTTGAGCTGGCGTCCAGTCGTTGCTGTTAGCCAATGAATGCCCAAACCCAGAGTCAATCTTGTTATAACCAGATCCATCTAGTTCATGCGCTCCATCGCAAGCGTCACACAATCTTTGCACACACGCTTGTAAAGCTTTAACCGTTTTTTCAGCAAGAGGCTTGGGTTGTTTTTTGCTGCCTTTAGCTTTAACAGTTAAGGCTTTTTCTACGTCTTCTACATCTAAAGCAATATCTTCAATAGACACTTCGTTTGTAATTACATTGTCTAACGCTTTGTCTAGAACCTTTTGTTTGTTAACCAACACCTGTGCAAGTCTGGCGTCAATAGATCCGTCTACTACTAGGTGCTGAACTAGCACTGAGTTTTCTTGACCAATTCTATGGCATCGATCTTCTGCCTGAGACACATTGCCGGGAACCCAGTCCAGCTCAGCAAACACAACGTGACTTGCTGAAGTCAAAGTAATTCCGACACCAGCTGCTCCGATTGTGCCAATGAAGACATCTGCATTACCAGCTTGGAAAGTCTCTACCGCGTTTTGTCTGTGAGCTTGGTTGCAGTCACCTGTTAGTGTAACTACTGATTTGCCAGCAGCTTCTAGGCCAGACTTAATTCCGTCTACAACGTCTTTGTGGTGAGCCATGACCACTACTTGATGATCTATTGCAGAAACGTGAGTCACAACATCGTTTACTTTTGCTAACGCTGTCTCATGTCGTACACCTGACATTTGCTCAAAGTCGATGTCTTTAGAATGAGTTTCAACCACTGCGTCTGCCATGGTTTCAAATTCTTTTTTCATCTCATCGCTATACTCGTTGTTAGGCAAAACAATGATCTGACGCACCTTCTCAGGAAGCTCTTTGAGTACCTCATCTTTTTTTCTTCTGATCATAAACGACTGTCTAAGCACTCGTTGCAACTCATCAAGGTTAGATGATCCGTCAAAATCCCAAACGGTTTTACGACCAATATTCTTTTGATAAGCGCCAGCATATCTCAAACCAAACTTGAAGTAGTTGCCGAAACTAGCAGGGTCAAGATAACCAGCAATAGGTTGTAGCTCGATAGGACGATTGGTAATTGGAGTGCCAGTCAAGACCACTTTGCGGTTAGCTTTTATGCCGACTGCAACTTTAGTACGAGCAGCGTTATTGTTTTTGATGTAGTGAGCCTCGTCCATAACAACCAAGTCCCAAGTGCGAGCGTTGATCGCGTCCTTGTGCTTAGACAAAACATCGTAGTTGATGATGATCACATCTGGGTTGGCAGGAATCTGCTCACCACCGCCATTGACAATCTGGATGTCACGATCAGCAACCAACCATTTGGTCATCTCGTTTTTCCAGTTAATCTTCAGAGATGCGGGGCAAACAACCAATACAGTCTTGGGCGCAGTTGCGTTAATTACGCCGATTGCTTGTATGGTTTTACCAAGGCCCATCTCGTCACCAATCAAAGTCGCAGAGCGCTTGATAGCGTAAGCGATTCCAGCTTTCTGATAAGGAAGGTAAGACAAACCAGCTGGCACTGGGATATCAATATCTGCATCTGTCGCTTGAGAGTCAGCAATGGCTTCGTTGTTGTCTCTGTAACGAGTAACAACCCAAGCGTTATCTACCTTGCGTACAGAGTATCCAGCGGCTTTTACAGCTGACTTTTTTTCACGCCATACCGTCCAGAACTCTTGAGTAGGAAAGGCTGTGCTAACAAAACGGCCATCTGTGTGTACCGTTTCTTCTGACCAATTTAGATTTAATTCCATATTTATCTCCGGCTTTTTCAATCTATGAGGTAAATATACAATATCCCGTGTTGATGTGCAACTTTTTATACAGTCATTTGCAGGTGATAGATTTTAGAAATGCAACCCTTAGATGAAATCTATCACTTTATTTCAGGCATAAAAAAAGAGGGCCGAAGCCCTCTTTCTAATTGCGGTTTAGGTTACGCGCCTTGCGAACCATAAATTCCGCGCCAGTCAGAAAAGCCGAAGCTATATCTTTCTCTGGCTTTGTACCTGATGTTACCAGTCGTAAAGTCTGGTTCCATGCTGGTTTCCATTGCTGTGCGCTGGAAACCTTTAAGGCCTTCGCCTGACTCAGTGACAGTAGTCAGCAAGAAGAAAGCGTCTGGGTCGCTCAAGTAGTGGTTAACTGTGTAACCACCGGGAAGAACTCCAGTGTTTCTAATTGCGTTAATGTCATTGTCAGCAGTTCCGCTTCTACCGGGAGAATTAAGAATCCTGTCAGCAACGAAAGTAAGCTGTGGTGGAACCACAAGCTTGGTTGCTTGTACAGAGATCGTCAAACCTCGGTCATCAGTAAAAGTAGAAATGTCAATCAAAGCATCTTCTAACGATGTTTCGTTAAGGTCTGCCATGGTTGTAGCTCTATTAGCAGCAGTGCCTCCACCAGCTAGTGGGTGGCTTGTGTTAATAAGAGAAACACCATCTCCTCCAGTGAAGGATGAGCTGAATGCATTGTTAAGAACGTCTGCGCCTTTGACCTCTTTGGTGTGAGCCATAGATTTTGCCAAAGCCTTAACGTATCTCTTGCCAAGTGAGTCGTACAGGTTGTCTTCAACCGCTTCCTCTGTCAAAGCAAACGCTAGAGCCACAGTGTCGTGGGTGTAACGTGCGCTAAAACTTTCGTTAGCATTGTCGAAGGCAACACCGCCTCCTTCTGTCTTGGTTGGTGCGCCGCCGAAACCAGTGATCAACACCTCTTCTTCAAAAGCTCGCTGAGAATCTTCCATTACAAAGATGTCCGCATACTCTTGATCGTAACTGTCGTATGACATTCCGAAGAGAGAGTTTAATCCCGGCTCAAGCTCCTTCGCTAATTGCGCTCGTGAAATAGCCATTATTTATTCTCCCTTACGCTAATCCGGCAGATTTCTGGCCGAATATATGGTTTTGTATCACAACATATACGTTTGTTGCATCGCTTGAGACATCGTCGTTGTCGGGATCTTCTGTAATATCAATTGCCTTTACAGACAAAGTTGCAGTAGTTGCTCCGTCAGAGACGTTAAGTTCTGCACCTGAAATACCAGTTACGGTACTGCCAGATGACGTATAAACAATGTCAAAATTACCCAGTAAATCTGCGATTGGAAACGCAGCATTGCATTGGATTTCAAACACAACATTTGGATCATCGATCACAAAAGCGATAATGTCAGAAGCGTTTGTGCTTGCTGGGTAGTAGTTGCTGTACTTCTGTTCACCCGTGGTGGGGTCAGTGTACTGACAACCGTTAAAAACACCAACGATAGGCACAGTGCCTCCGTCAGCGTGGACTTCTACACCTCCACCTGTAACCTGAGCAACCATATCGCCTTGGAAAATTGCAGTGTCGTAATTTGCGGCTATACGATATCGACTCACGCCACCTGTGTAGGGAGAACCACCGATCATTTTGACAGGCTTCATGCCGAAAGCAGCATCATTGTTAGCCATTTTGGCCTCCTATTTAGGTTTTGCCGAACGTCACTTTTGTATCCCTCTGAGGATCATACTTCACATATCTACCATCACGCTTTGCATCCCCGAACACTGTGTTGTCTAAAGCTTCCACAGCATCTAAGTTTTTTTGCTGATAATAAGAATTACGCTCTGCAATCGTCTCTAAAGGCATTTTAGCCAAAAGTAACCCTTCGTTATTTATAATGCCAGTATGCACACCGACTTCAATGCTGGTCATATGCTTCCAATCAGCTGGTAACTCTTCATGCTTGACTAGTTCCCATCCCTCTCGGATTCTTCTGGATACGTTTGCACGATCCTCTTGTCCCAACATTTCGGCTCTTATCCACCTGTACTCCATACCCGGAGGAGGCGGAGGAGCTTCCAGTTTGCGTACTAACCTCCATGGTTTTCTACGAGAGTTATTATCGTGAGTCTCGGATTCACGCGAGTTTCGATTCGTTTCTTTCTTTTCTGTCGTTGTCATTACACCGCCTCCCTTTGAGCAATTTTTTGTTTCTCTAAAGCTACACGTTTAAGCCATGCCTCTTCGGTCATGTTGTGCGGCTTCAATCCTCGGAGACGTTCAACCTCTGACTTTGAGAAAGTCACGCCGTTCTTTTTACCTTGTGTTTTCTGACGACTTCCAACGGAAGCGGAGGCAACTCTTTGCACAGCGGGTTGACTCTCCTTTTGACCGCCATCTGCACCTGAATCCAAGTGCGGATAAACTTTATAAATTCTATTGTTCAGCTCTCCATAATACTCATCAGAGTCAGCTTCGTAACCCTCATTGATTAAATTGTAGTGCTGAAAATAAGCGTACTGAGTGGCCTCAAGGTTTCCTTCGTCCTCTTGGTCACCGTACCATTTATTCTTTTCATACCAACTAAGCGCTTCTTCGGTAGGCTCTACTTCCTGTTGTTGCGGAGCTGGTTGGTTTTGATAGTAAGACTGATCTACCACGGGCTGAGCAGGAGCTGCTTGTTGCCTGTTTTTTGCAAGCCTCACCTTTTCTTTTTGAATACTAATATCAGATTTTAAGGTGTCAGCCTTGCTCATCAACTCTGCATCGCCAGACTCAACCGCTCTTTTGTAAAGATCATCAGCCTGCGACTCTTTCGCTTTAATAGCCTCTTCTTCTTTCTCAAGCACAGTTGCTTGCTGGACCACTTGATGCGACCTAAGCGCGTTAATCTCAGCTTCTCTTTGCCTAGCAATCATTTCAAACTGAGCAGCACGCTCCTCAGCAGCTCTAATTTGCTGGTTCTTTTTGTTTATACGCTTAGAAACTTTTTTACTGTACGAATCAAGCTCATCGTCAGTGCTAACATTTTCTGTTTGAGCAGCCTCTACTGTTGCGTCTTCTTGAACGTCAATTTCAACTTCTTCGACCTGCTCTGGATTTGTATTTTCTGCTGTCATGTTACACGCTCATTATATCATCTGGATTAAGAATTGTGGCAATCACCTCGTCGTCATTTATGATTCTGACTTCTGCCCCGTCTTCTAACTTAAATCTTGCTCCAGCATACCGACCAATCAACACCCATTGTTTTTCTTCACACCAATGGTTTGTTCCGTATTTTTCTTGATCGTTATAACACTGCGGACCCTTTTTAACCACATAAGCTACGACTGTAGCGAGAGCCTCCCTCTCAACTGTCTCACTGGTTAATAGTATTCCACCCTTGGTTTTTTGTTTCCCGCCATATGGTAAAACCAGAATGCGCCATCCAGTAGGTTGTGGCATTCGTTCTAAGACGGATTTTTCCAAAAGAGAAGGATCTAACACCCTTTCCTCTGGATCAACATAAGCTTCTGATATAGCTTTTTCTGCTGCGTCCATTATTTAGCTGTCCTTGTGTTGTTCCTTTATCTCCGATTCGACGTAGGATAACGCAGAAAGCTCTCCTTGTACAAATTTATAATGTTCTATAGATTCCAACGCACCAGACATTAAAGTCTCACTTATCTGTTCCCTGCGCTCGCGTATCAAGCGCCTCAACTTATCATGGAGGTCTAGATCATCCATGGCGTTTAGCTTCTTACTTTAAAATCCAAACCTTTGGTTGCAGCGCCACCGCCTCTAATCTTCACAATTTTTTCAACTCCAGCATTTACCACAACGCCCTGTTGAACACTTTGTATGGTTTTTGGTTTGACCCGTCCAAATTTTTTCATCAATCCTCCCTACTTAGATTTTTTTGACTTAGTCGCTTTCTTTTTCGCTGCGGGTTTCTTTTTAGGAGCTTCCGCAACCACCTCTTCAACTTCAGGCTCTGGAGCAGGTTCTGGT